CTACGATGCAAAGCCCCATATCTATAAATTGGCTAATGTTCTCAATCAAAATATCAGCCATAGACGAAATTATTTCAACTACCGCCGGAATTAGCTGTGGCAATGCTTCGCTAATGCCATTCACCAATGAAATTAAAATATCATGTGCACATTTAATAATCTGCGGTAGATTTGTAGTGATAGTGTCAACTAGCGTTGTAATAATAACTGGGATTTCGCTAACCAGTTCCGGCAATGCTGCAATTATACCGTCTGCTAATGCCTGTATAATCTCTAGTCCTGCTTCGACTAGTTTGTCAACGCTGCCAATCAGATTTTCCACTATCGTGGTGACAGTTTCAGTAATAGCCGGGACTAGTTCCGGCAATGATTCCACCAATCCATCCGACAACGCTAGAATAATTTCAACAGCACCATCAATCATTCCCGGTGCACTATCTTTCAACCCACTAACTAGCGCTTCTATTGCCTGTTTTGCGGATTCTGTTATTTGTGGAATATTTTCTACAATGCCATTAACTAACTGATTTATGATATCATATGCAGCCGGTATTAATTCCGGTATTGCACTGGTAATACCCTGCACTAATGCCATTAATACATCTGTTCCTGCGCTCAGCATCTCCGGCAACACATTTCCAACTAGCTCAGATATTGTATCTGTTACTATCGGTGTCAATGTACCGATAGCATTAGAAATGCTCGTTAGGATTTGTTCTACACGTGGGATAACATTGTCGCCTGCTGTCACAACAGATTCCACAAACGTGTTTATCAGCCCGTCAAGGTCAGCCGTTTCGTCTGCTAGCCCTGTAGACAAATTTGTCCACGCCGCTTTCATCGAATTAACAGAACCCTCAATGGTTGTTGCAGCTTCTTTTGCCGTTGTGCCCATCGCTGCCATTGCTTCTTCTTCGGTCATTGCACCGCTTGCGACAGCCTCTGCCGCTTCTTGTGCTGTAATACCGCTGATACCCATTTCAACCTGTACATCGTGGATAGCGTCAACAATATCCGCATAGGAATCAATTGTGTAGTTTGTTGCCTTGCCCTGTGCTGCGTTTAGGGCGTTTGCGTCACTAATTAGACGCTTCATTTCTTCTTGCGTGCCGCCGTACAATAATGTTCAAGCAGGTTCGCTAATCCTGCCCCGCCTTTCGGCAGCTACATATTTCTATGCAGTTCAGACTATCTCTTGAATTGCGTTTTTGCAATCCCCTCGCACTTCCAACCGCTTAGTTGTACTCTACTCCGTTACACTAAAAATGTGCCGTTTCGATAGTCGTTACACCTTCCTTTTTCAAGGCTTGGCACGGTGTTGCCTTCGCATTTGCGTTAAGGGTTTCACCGTTTTCACGAGGTTTTAATTGAGCTATCTGTTAACCCAATTTCAAATTATCTAACCAATTTATACCCTCGGTTTCCCGATATTTATTAGGGGTTTAGACTATATCTTCAACCAACTTTAGAATCCAGCCTTTTTTTAAACCCTTAGAATACAACCTGTTATATTCAATGCAGGATTTACTACATTTAAAAAATTCTGCGCATTCATTTCTAGAACTAAATATTATTTTAGTCTCTCCGTTAGATGCACAAATTTTCTTTTTTCGGTTTTCAATTCTTTTTTTGTATCCGAAGTTCATGCAATTCTCAGAGGCACTAACCCATCTTAAATTGCATACTCTGTTATCCGTTTTAATGCCATTGATATGGTCAATCTGTGGCAAATTGCAAGGATTTTCTAAAAAAGCTTTCCCCACCAACCTATGGACGTATAAAGGCGTGGTTTTTCGTCCAAGCATAACTTGATAGTATCCGCTTGTACCAATATGTTTTTTTAATATTCTCCCTGTTTTGTCGTTTCTTACGTCTCCACAATCAGATACAGAATAGTTCGGCTTTCCCTCAATTTTTTCCATTCCATTTTAATCGCCTCCATTTATATTATACCATAAAGGCGTCAAAATGTCAATGCATGTATAGTTTTAGTTGGTTGGTGTGCACTTCCAATGCCGTACCAATAGACATTGTACTCGGTGACGAACCGATAGTCGTTACACCTTCCCGGAATTTTCCGGGCTTGGCACGGGATTATCATGCAGAACAATTTCCGTTTAGATTTCCCCCGTTAGCAATGTAAAACATCACACCCTTGGTAGGTTCACACACGCTCATTGCATAATCACTCATGCAACGGACATTAAATAGTTTATCGTGTAATTTTGCTTAGCAAATCCCTGATAGGCGTTTTGTATGGATTCCATAGAAGTCCATGTTTGTTCATTCGCTATGGTTCGCTACTCCATAGCCGTTCTCTTAAGAACTGCTTATGCTTTCGCATAAGTGTAGACTATATCTTTTTCATAACCACTTCCACACGCTTGTGCGTACTCCTTACGGATAGTCGTTGAACCTTCCCCTTGTTCGGGGCTTGGCTGCTGATTGCCCAATCCACATAATTTTCAAACATTCGCACTTAGCCATATTTCATGCCTATGCTGTAGTTTATGTGGCTCTAAGGGTTTCCCAGCAATTCAATTATTTTTAGATGGGCTGTTCTATGGAAAAATAACCCATCTTGTTGGCATTGTCGCTCATATCAGTGATGGCTCTGTCTGCCTTGTTTGCCGCCGCTGTCGTATCATTGTCCAGTGACTGTAACAAACTAGCGGAGAAACTTGTCACCGTTTCCATGTAGTCATTTGCCGACAGTCCTGCCGTCTGGTATGCGTTCGCCGCATATTGTTCTACGATGCTAGCAGAATCTTTAAACAGCGTTTCGACACCGCCAACCATCTGCTCATAGGTTGCATAATTTTCTAATGATGCTGTCGTTAACGCTGCTACCGCTGTCGTAGTTGCCGTAATTGCAGCCGCTCCGACTTTCATCGCTGTCTTGATACCGTTTCCGACCGTTTCGGCTGTACTTTTTGCTTTGCTCATGCCTTTTTCGTATTCGCTGGTATCTAACGATATCTTTGCAGCTAAATCAAACAAATTCATATGCATTCACCTCCCCTTAACTTTGCAGCATGTCAAGCACATGGCTTACAATTTCCTCCGGCTTTTTCTCCTCGATAATTACCGGGTGTAAAATTTCGCTGTATTTTTTACCCATCCTGCATTCACGTGAATTCGATATACAGTAAAGAGAATCGGCTAGATATTGTTTGAAAATTTCGTCTTCCTTCTTTTGCTTGAAATACATCTCAATATGCTTCAATACGTAGGATTTTCCGAATATTTCAACCAAATCTAGCCGAATCGTTCTTATTGCTTCGTAGTACTTGGACTCAGTGATTGCAGAACCGCAGTAAAAAAATTAGATACATCCGGGTTGCTTAACGACCCTATAGCCTCGAAAATTACCGTGCGGTCAGTGCCCTGTTTTGCCTGCTCGATTTCGTCATCTGTTAGAAAACACATCACACCGCATAACTCAATCGCTTTTTCTGCGTTCTCCACCAGAATTGTCTGGATCAGACTTGTTGCCACACGCATGTTGTTTTCCTGTTTCAGCTTTGCAGCCTCTTCCACCGTTTCTTCTCCGGTTAACTCTAACTTGTTTTCGCTTGCCACTTTCTGAAACTGTGAAATCATCGGTGCTAAAATTGCGGCAACTTTTCCGCACTGTCCGATAAATTCGATATTGCTACATGTAGCCAATGTTTTATATTTTCCCATACGATTCCTTTACCTCACTTTCCCATATTAGCCGCTTGCAGACGTTTCCTTGGGATATCCGATGTACGCTTCAAACGGTACGGTATCCGGTTCTGCTAGGTTGTAATGTGCTGTAAACGTAAACGCAAACGCACCCTTTTCCTTGTCGGTGGTCTGAATCTGGAATCCACCTGTCGACAGTGCGTTAAGCATCTTAACAGCAATAAACCCGGCAGAATCGCCACTGTTCTTTGCCGAATAATCACCGATAAACCACAATTTATCATATTTGCGATAATCAACCATCAGAATATCGCCAGAATGCTGTGGGGTCAGTGTCTGCACTGACAGTGTTGTCTCTTTCTGCCCGGTGATTGTGTCAGAGGCAAGCAACGCCCCCAGCAGTGCAGTGTCAACAGATTTAAACGTGCCGGACAAACTAGCGTCCCAATAGGTACACCGTTTCAATTCGATTGTGTTTTTTGGAACGTTATCCAAATCATCACCAAAATCAACCCAGTTCGGTGTTGCTGTGAAATTGATACCGCCAGATGTTGTGCCAATAATAGCAGACTTGTCAATTTCCCCGCTATTGTCACCGGAAAATGTGAAATCACCGCTGTACAAAATACCTGCGCCTAACTGGATATCTTTATAGACATCCTCACGCACCTGTGAAAATTTCATTGTATCCGCTTCCTTTCTTTTTTATTTGTCAATGTATTCCAACGTGATATTTATCAATATCCGCTTTATCATGTCATCGCTGTCGTCTCCTAGATGATTAGAAAACGGCTCGCCACGGTTAAACCAAATAGCCCCATCATCATATGTGACATACACACCGCCAATTCCCAGATAATTGTATATCTCGTTTTCCTTGGCGTTTGCATTTTTCCATGTTGTTTCCCTGTACCACAAATTTACATTCGTTGCCACCTTAGTATCAAAACCACCTACGCTAATATCGTAGGTTAAATATGGGAATGTTGCATCATGCGGCACGGAATTTTCCTCGTAGCAATCAATCCCGAATTTGCTATAAAAATCATATACAGCACCTTGTTTCGTCATGATGTCAACTCCCATTCCTCAGCGGAATATTGTCGCATGTCTAGAAATGCACTTCCCGGCGTTTGCTTGTCCTCGCTGTTAGACGTGATTCGTAACACCTTTCCGTCACTCAGGCGTTTTATGATATCGTGGAAATCCAGTGCAACATTTTTCCGCACTGTCACGGTATACAGATTGCTTACACCCTGTTTTTCCGCAATCTTTGCGACCGTGCTAGAATCTAACACAACCGCCGCTTGAAACGTTGCACCCTCTGTCCACGATACAACAAAACCGCCCTCGCCGTCTGGCTCACGTTTTTTCTCAATCAACGCAAAATCAACCATCGCTTCATCTATTAGCATACGGCAACGCCTTCTTCCTGCGATATTGATTCAGACGGCTTGCAAACACATCTTGCCACGATACACCATCGCCGTCACTGCCTGTGGCTTTGGTGTAGCTGTAACCACCGAAACTTTCGGACGTAAACGGACTGGTTTGCACATCGCTGTATTTTTCACACCATGCGTCAATTTCTGTCGCTAGGTTTATGAAATCCTGTGGTATTTTCATAATCCAAACAGCCCCGGAAAATTCCGGTTCATCTTTCAGCCCGCCGTCTGGATATGTGTAAACACCATCATTAAACACGCTTCCAACAATGCGAAAATATTGTCCGTCTAATAGTTCCGGTGCACCGTTGATACATCCGTTTGTTATACTAAATTTCCCAACATAGATGAAATCTAGAAAATAATTATTGCAATGTTTGCACATTGCGTTTAGTGTTTTTTCCATAGGCTATCTTATGCGCTAGCTGTTCCGGTTGTCTTGAATTTTGCGAGAACCACCTTTGTGGCGTTTGTCAACGCTGCGACATAATGCTTGTCAATGCTGATATCCGTTGTACGGCTCAGGGTGTTCCGCTCTGTTTCAACGTTTGTGTCACGTTTTACAAAAATGGTCAGTGCAGGAACGTCGTCCTGTGTCCGCTCATCTGTTTCCAACTGCACAATCGGGCAGGCATACACGCCAGATTTAGCGGCAACACGTCTGGACGGTACAATTCTGGTATTTGCAATCATACCAATCTCGCCCTTCATAACGACATCGTTGTTGTATTTGTCAGCGGAAATAAAATTCTCGTCCAGTCTCAGTTGTGTCACCTGCTTCGGGTTGACAAACATAACTTTCTCTGTGTTCAATTCCTCGTTGAACAAATCAATTGCATTTACAACACCCTCATAGGAAATTACAGCCCCTGCGGTGTATGCATTGTCAGCGGTCTGCAATACATCAATACAATCAGCGTCAATTTTGCTTGCCACGCTGTTCGCCAACTGGGTTGTAACAGCCCCCACCGGGTTACCATAGCCCGACAGAACCGCCTCGTCTGTCAGCTCTACAGCATTCATAACCTTCTTGACTTGGTACGTGCTTTCCTCTGTCCCCAACTTTGCCAGGG